CCGTACTCCGGACGATACTAAGAACCCTTGATAGTGGTTGCGCGGAAGGAAAGCTATTCGCCTTGAACCAAGGGGGACGGGCGCCTGAGATTGCTAAGTCAAGGGATAAACGGGTAAGAAGTATTGATGATGATTATGAGCGAGGGACTCTTAAACCCTACCCGATATATAAAGCATTAGCACCGGTTGTGAACTGGGACTACGCAAGTAGAGGATTGAGACGGATATTAGTAATTAAACTAATCATCATCTCTTCCGTAGCCCTTGTATTGTCTTTTAACTAGGAGGAAGTATGAAAAAAGTAGAACCCGTTGTACCAGTATTCAAGCTGTATGTACCTAAACCACATCCAATGCAGCACCGGATAGATGAGTTTATGGCTATACCATCCCTTTATAGGAGTGAGTATGAACGCAAATGAACTAGCTGATGAATTAGTTGAGTGGTATGAAGATTACAAGGGTCGGTTTGATTTAATTGATGAAGCCATTGTTATGCTACGCAAGCAACAAGCCGTCCTGATAGCAGAGCAAGAACACAATGAGATGTTAGAGGCTGAATTAAAGGCTATGAGGGAGCAATTAAATGCCAATCAAGTCTGATTTTTGGTACATCTTGCAACGCGAGATAGAGGCTAGAAAAAAATTACGCAAATCTATTGCATAATCGTTTTAATCGTAGTAATGTCTTACTAATTGTCCTAACTAGATGGAGGTAAAAATGATTTCAAATATGCCGGAACCAAAGTTTTGCGTATCCTGCTTGCATTGTTCAACGCTACACGACTCCCATGTCTGTATGCACCCTAAAGCTCGTAAATATGACCTCGTAACGGGTCATCGTGGCAATTCTTTTGCTAGCGTGATGCGTAGCGATAATTATTCATGCTCTATTCATGCGAACTGGTTTACCCCGATTGTCGAGGATGCCGACCTTGACGATTTATCCACAATCCCATTCGGCAAATAATGTCCTAACTAGGAGAAATATCATGGTAAGAACCGTAGGTAGTAAAAACAAACCTAAATTTCCAGTAAAACCACCAATCAAGGCGGTTATCGCTGGTAATAAGGAAACCATTGCAGTATTAAGAAAAGAGATAGAGCGTCTGAAAGCTATTTTAGAGCGTCAGGATGCAGCAGTAGCGCAAGCTAAAGACCAAGTAAGCGACTTGCTAGCAGATGTAGAGTTTTACCGTAAGCAAATCAATCACTTCTTAGCACTTGTAAACATCTTAGCTAAGGGGCAATAACATGGCTAATGACAGAGCAGATTTCGCGCCCGAGATACGCAACGGTGCATGGTGGTCTGGAGACTCTAGGAAGGCGGCTAATGGTAGAGGGAACGAGGCGGTCTTAGAGAAGCTAGGATTAAAAGAACGCCCTAACCTTGACGGGGTAGAGGCAGTCCGTATGGGTCATGTAATGGAACCCGTAATCGGAAGGCTAGCACAAGACAAACTCAAACTCGAACTCAAGGAAGCCCCTTATGCTCTTACGCACCCTAAAGAGACTTGGCTACGGTCTCACTTTGATTTTATTAGCGCCGATGGCAGAACTCTTGTGGAGGCTAAGAATTACAACGCAGCCGTCCGTAACAAGTTTGATGCGGAAGCTAACATTATTCCTCACGCGGATATGGCGCAAATTATCCACGAAGCAACCGTTCACCAAGTTGATAGAGTGGTACTTGCAGTCCTCTTTGGTGGACAAGAGTTTTGCACTTTTGACTTTACTATCACGCCGGAGCAAAAAGAAGCGCTGATAAAGGACATGGCTAGGTTTTGGGGAGCAGTAGAGACCAAGACCCCGCTAGACCCTGAGACAACAGAGCAGACCAAACTCATCTATTCCAAGGATAACGGCTCAACAGTCTATGCCAATGCACAAGTAGAGCGAGCAGTAAACCAGCTCAAGAATTGCAAGGCTCAGATTAAAGAATTGGAAGAGTCCGAAGAGCAGCTCTTGACGGCATTACAGGGCTTTATGAGAGAAGGCTCAGAGCTTTTAGGAGTGGATGGCAAGGTGTTGGCTACTTGGAAGGCTAGCAAGGCTTCTAAGCGCTTTCAGGCGGATTTATTTAGAGCTGCTATGCCTGACATATACGACCAATTTGTAATGGAGGTTGCCGGTTCACGCCGCTTCTTAGTTAAATGATATTCAATAGACAAAGCGCTTTCAAAGAGCCTAATAAATTAACTCTTGAGCAAAGGATTGAAGAGTTGGAAGCTAAGTGCTGCTTTCTCGAATCTCAATTAAATATGACGGTTGAGACTGACCCTTGTTTTTACAGGGGATGGGATAACCGCCCTCAGATTGGTTTGATAAGAGCTATCAATTTAATCCTAGACCACTTAGGAATAGTTTTGTATGAGACGCCACCAATAAGCTCTCAATACATTGTTAGAACTAAGAAGGCGGTTGCAGCAGAAAGGACAACTAAATGAGCAACATTGACATAGCAGTCTGGATTATGGCGGTGTCATCAATCATTGACACTATCTACACACTATCGGAGATGATTCATGTCTAATATCGTACCGTTTGGAGAAATGCAGGGCATGGCTGAGGCTATTGCTAAATCAGGGCTATTTGGCATGAAGGACACCAATAGCGTATTGGCTTTAATGGCTGTGGCTCAGGCGGAAGGATTACATCCTGCTACCGCAGCTAGGGATTACCATATCATCCAAGGGCGCCCCGCGCTCAAAGCTGATGCTATGCTAGCGAGGTTCCAAGCCGCCGGAGGGAAAGTCGATTGGAAGATTTATACCGACCAAAATGTAACCGGAATCTTCACGCACCCCAATGGCGGCTCCTTGGAACTATCTTGGACGCTTGAACAGGCTAACAAGATTGGACTTAATAAGCCCGGCTCAGGATGGGCTAAATACCCTAGAGCAATGTTACGCGCCCGAGTGGTCTCAGAAGGCATTAGAACGGTCTATCCGGGCTGTGTAATCGGTACCTATACACCTGAAGAAGTCGAAGACTTTGACACGCCAAAAAATGAAAAATTTATGGGGCGGGGAGAGGTAAACATAACGCCTCCTCCTATTACCATAGAAAACCTTAGAGAAGACCCAGTAAGCATTACGGTTGATGTAGAGCCTAGCGCTCCTACTTATGCCCTCATGCTACCGGACGGCACCATCTATTCAAAGCATGAAGAGATTGAAGGATGGATTGCTGCTTACGCAGATTTATTTGTCCGTATCAGAGACTCAGCAAAAATCAAAGAGGATGAGAAGCACGCAAAGATTGACGCGCTCAAGAAGGCGAACTACATTGTCCTCGGTGTTATGAGCGCTGTGCAGAAGTCTCAAGTGTTAGCGGCTATCGCGCCCAAGGGAGTACAAGAAAGCCCAAAGGAACATGGCAGCCAATCAACTACGGAAGCGGAAGTTACGATGGAGTCCCCGCAGGGATGAACCAAAGGGATGCGGTGCTGCATTGGTTGAAGACTAGACCATTGACACCGCTAGAAGCCTTGGAACATATAGGAACGATGAGATTGGCTGCTCATATTGAGGTGCTAAGGAAGTCTGGACACAACATTAGAACTGAAGATGTTAAACAAAACGGAAAGAGTTTTGCCCGTTACCACTTAATACAAAGGAAATAGCATGGCGCATATACCAAGTGAAGGCAAAGGAATTTTGTCTCGTAATCAAAAGAAAGCAAGCGAGAAATCGCCGGATTGGAAAGGGCAGATAAGAGTTAATGGAGAAGATATTAAGCTGGCGGGATGGGTCAAGGATGTGGGTTACGGTCCATTCATTACATTGTCCGTTGATAATTGGAAGCCCGAAGGACAACAAAGCTACCCAAGAGATGTTACCCCTGATGCCGGAGATGTACCCTTTTAAGGAAAATGATTATGAAAAAATTGACTGCGATTGTATTGTTTGTTTTGTTGAGCGCAAATTGTTTTGCAGCCACCAAATGTGAGCCTGACGGACGCGGCGGTATGTGCTGTTGGGATACTAATACTGATGGTCCTTTTAAACCGATAAGCTGCTAATGTTTTTTTTGACACTTCCGCTCCCTCCTAGCGTTAATTCCTACCGGACTGTTTACAGGGGAAGGATGGGGATTACCAAGGAAGGACGGGCGTTCAAGGCGGCTGTTGCAGATTATGTTGTTGAGTACAGAGTACCCAAACTCGGAGATAGTAAATTGAAAGTAACGATGGTGCTGTTTCCAAGAGACAAGCGCAAGATAGATATTGATAATCGCATCAAAGCAGTCCTAGATGCGCTTGAAGATGCTGGAGTATTCAACAATGATTTTCAGGTTGACCACTTAGAAATCATAAGGGGCAAGACGGTTAAAGGCGGCGGAATCAGAGTGATGATTGAGACCATTGAAGAGACCTCCTCAAGCCTGAATGAGAGTCCCTCAGCGGACAGTTAGGACACTTACGGGGCAGAGTTTTCAGGTAGCCCCATCTACAAGGAATAAATATGACTTATTCACCATACATACCAAATGACAGCATTGTTGCATTTATGCCAGAACCAAAATATGAAGGAGGTTGGCAGATAGGCGGTAATTGGACAATTTATGTTTTAGAAAGACCAACGGATGAACAAATTAAAAACACCGAAGAATTGCTCGGTTGGAAATGGATAGAAAAATGACAACTTTTACAACAGAAGATAGAGAGAACGTAATGACTGAAGAAGTTAAAGAAGAAAAGCAAAGACCGCATTTATTTATTGCGACTCCAATGTACGGTGGTATGTGCGCTGGTTTTTATACTCAGAGCATTGTGCTGATGCAAAAGCATTTAAACGAGATTGGCGTTGATGTCACCTTCTCTTTTATGTTCAATGAGTCTTTGATTACTCGCGCCCGTAACGCCTTGGTTAAAGGGTTCCTAGCCAGTAACGCAACTCACTTGATGTTTATTGATGCAGACATTCGTTTTAACCCTGCTCAAATGCCGCGCATGATTGAGGTGGACAAAGACATTATTTGCGGTATCTACCCTAAGAAGGAAATCAACTGGGGCAGCGTTAAACAGGCTATGGACAATAATGTTCCTGACGATAACCTCAAGTATTACACCGGCTCTTTTGTTGTGAATCTAGTAGATTATTCAGGTTCGGTAACGGTACCAGTCAATGAGCCAGTAGAAATCTGGAATGGCGGTACAGGATTTATGTTGATTAAGCGTCAAGTATTTGAGCAGCTTGCAGATAAAGTACCTTCCTATACCAACAATGTACTGGACTTAGCGGGTACTCTTAAAGCAGATGAGATTAAGGAATATTTTACGACCAGCATTGAACCAATCAATAACACTTTGCTTTCAGAGGATTATCACTTTTGTAAGCTCGCTAGAGATAACGGCATCAAAGTATGGGCTGCACCTTGGGTCAGCTTAGGACACATGGGTAGCTATTTGTTTGAAGGACAGCTAATTCCTTCGCCTTAATGTTTTGGAGGGGAGGCTCCGGCTTCCCCAAGCACCCAATGATTCATAGTTTCACCTTTAGCCAAATACGCTCATGTAACCAATAAAGCGCTATCTTGGTAAATAGCTCTACAAACGCAATAGAGAAGGCAAGAGAAGCGTGTCCTGTGATAATCCAAGACAACACAAAAGTATCAAGGCTTCCTGTAATACGCCAAGTGACCGCCTTCAATAACGACTTGTAGTGTGAATCCATTAACGGCATCCCCATCTGCGTCTAGCTGCTTTGCCTCGCTCACCCTTCCAATTCTTAGAACGCGCACAAAATGATTTATGTCTTGGTCCTGATTTTGTTGGTGCTTTTAATTTGCTTCCTGTTGCTCGGTTGTACTTCTTTCTTCCTTTGGCTGTTAATCCTCCGCCTCGAGATACGGGCAACTTCTCGCCACGACCAACGGAAAGATTAGTGTCTTTAGCCATTATTTAATTCCTAAATATGAACGAACTGCATTTAGGGTTTGCAACTGTTCTGGCGTGTACAT